AGAGACTCCACCCAAGCGTTACTCGTTTTCAAGCACCGAGCGGTTTTCTATCAAGTATTTAACGACTTTGAAATCCATGATCCCACGATCTTGAAAATCATTGTTATAACTTGGCACAAAACCCTTTATAGCTTTACCTTCTTCGTAGATTGCGGTTAACGAATCGAAGAAACCTGGAATAAGTAATCCTAATTTATACTTATCACCCTTAATAAAGAATTTGACTAGTTCGGAAAAGTAAGGAAGCTTGTTACAATTCTCGAGTATCATTAGCCATCGAAGTATCTCCATCTCTTTACTCCATTTTCGAGGATCATGGTACCTCTCGGGGTTTACTGCAGTATTCAGTGCTAAAATACTGGGGTAACATCCTACAACTACTCCTTCTGCGTCGCGAATCCTCTCATCGAAGAAACGTTGTAGGTAAACTGTAGTAATAGAGTCGACTCGCTGCTTTTCTGCGGACATTTCTAGTCCTAAATATAGCTTCGCAGCGTCTCTAATATACTTAGCGATTGTTTCAAATCCTTCCTTGTTTTGAAATCCAAGGATCTCTCCGTCGAATGAGATTACCATATCATCTCCTAGGCACTGACAATTTTCAATACCATAACTCGGGTCTAGTTTTTGAAGAAGATAATATAGATACAAAGAAACTAATGTTTCACTGAAATTGGTAAAACCTGAACCGCTTGGCATACCGTGACCTTTCGGATCCACAATCATTTTGTCAATTTGTATTAGGATAGGTACTTCCATATAATGGTCAAGTACTTCTGCAATATCTTCGCTATATCTTGGCTGAAAGCCCTTTTCGACGATTTTAGTCACGATAGAATTGCAGGTATAATTGTAGTATTTATCCATTTTTGTGTAATCAATTTGCATATAAGCCTTATCTTCTTGAAAGAATCCCATTTTAGCGAAACCTTGTTCTACTGCAGGAAAGCCACGCCAGGCTGATAATTCTAATACGCCTAATTTATTAACCATATCCAGCATTGGATATAGGTAGGTTTTCTCCTTAAGATTCATTGAATACGGAGCCATGAATATGAACCGTTCACTTCCTCTTTGTGATCTAGAGCCTAACCCCATCGGATAATGTCTCCATTTTCCAGATTCAGCATCCCGAATCGCATTATTTGTAACTTGAGCGCCGCTACGTTTTGTGAAATCTGGACATCCTGAGTTTGTGTCTAATTTGTCGTCATAACGATCACGTTTAACAACATTACTCAAGGAGAGAGGTCTTAGCTGTGCTAAACTATCGCCAAAGATAGTGCGGGCGACCTTCTCTATACATTCCTCGTCTATTAAATCAAATCCGTGGAAATGATTATTTTGGTAGTAACCCTCCAAATCCTCAGCTCTATCTGCCAATGGTCTTAATTCTCCCTGTGGACCAAATTTTTCAGAGCGGGACAGGTCATAATCGATTAAGGCTCCTATGTAGCCTAAATCTAGGGGCCCTAAATCAGAATCATCCTTCATACGGTTAAGGATGTCAACCCACATTTGAAGAACAATGTCTTGAGGAATGTTTTTGTACAGAGGAGTACGTGGAGTTGGACCCTGTCCTAAGCGTAATCTAGTGAAGGCTCCGGAAGCATTAACTTCCCCTTCCTTGCTGAAGATTGAAGAAATGTCAGCTTGCGAAA